TTTTTATTCTATCTCTCATGCTTGTATAGGACTTTATTCCTACAGAAGTAAATGATTCTTTTGTCCCGCCAAATGCTAATCTATTTGCTTTTCCTAAATCTTCCGCTCTCTTTTTAGCGTCTAAAAGGAGTTTTCCTATTGCTATAAGAGCAGTTATAACTATTCCTGGTATTGTTATTTTTCTTAAAATACTTGCAAGTCCGCCTGCAACTCTTGCTGATTTTATAAGTTGTGGTAAAAACATAGCCATGTATCCAACCTGGCTACCAATCATCATTCCAAGCATTCCGCCATACTTTTGTCCAAGCATGCTTCCGCCTACGCTACCTGCCATTCCCATCATTTGACCTTTAAATCCAAAATTCATTCTCATTGGATCATCCATTGCCCCTGCTGTTGCTGGAGCAAAGGGTGGAGGGGCTGTTGGTAAACCTTCTCCTGCAGCCTGGAATGGAATATCTCTTACTCCACCTAGTGTGTCTCTTACTCCTCCTGTTGCATCTCCCACGAACCTAGCTTGAGGAACAGCATTAGACCTTCCTCTAAGTGATCGTAGAATTGCTTCAAACACTCTCTTAAGAACTCCACCAGTCCTCTTATATTGCATTCCTGGAATTTTTTTACCGCCAACCAAGCCGCCAGTATTATATCCACGAACTCTTCCGCCAGATTTTTTATTTTGTGCTGCAACATGCTTTGCATGATAGGTTGACCAATCAACTCCGAGCCCATCTTCGGCTCTTCTGATCATGTCCTCATAAGCTCTTTTCTCAACAGGACTTAAATCCCATTTAGAAATAATGCCTTTTAGTCTTGGTATAACTCTTGCAAATTCTGCGTGAACTGCTGAGCCGTACCCTGCTGGAGACATTGAAGCGGCTACTCCAGAAGTACTCTTAGCAAACCATTTTCTTGCTCCGCCTTTTACATGCAACAGGTTAATATCTGCTTGTTCAGATACAGGCTTTAGCCTTCTTCCAAGAGTTCTCTTGCCAGAAGCCGTTGTATAAATTCCAAGAGTTCCTGCATCAGCAACATTATTACCAGACACGTTGTCTGGGGAAAGATCTTTGTCTCCACGAATTAGAGATGCAACAAATTGTCTAACCATTTCATCTTGTGTAAATGGCTGTCCACCCTTTGCAAATGCTGGATCATATGGAGATTCTACTGTTAAAATCTTTCTCTTCCCAGAAAAATCTGTAGGGTCTTTTATTACTCTTACTCTTCCTCTAGGGGCATTTATTCCATGTCCGTCTCTTAATAATTCTAAAGCTCTAATTTCAGCTAGGGCATTTGCATCATCAAATACTGGTTTACGGAATACTAGACTTCCGTCTGGCATTCTATAAACTCCGCCAATTCCTTTTACTGGGAAACTATGTCCTGTAGATTTTGCAACTAAATGTCCTGGGTCAATTGGAACAACATGCCTATATCTTCCAGAGTCTACTCTTGCACTTACTTCTCTAAGAATTTGTTCATCTCTTCTATATCCTGCAAAAGATCTAATCTTTCCAAGGAAGTGTCCGCCTTTAACAAATCCTGGAATTTTGCCTCCAAGATTTCTTCGTTTAACTTTAGTTAAAATTTCTATAGCATTTTTAACTCCATTAGAATTAGTTAACAGGGATGCTAAATTTGTTTTTCCTTTTGGAGCCCATGATGGTAGATCTGCTCCAACAGTATATCCTTTACTAGCCCAAGTTTTTCTTCCATCTGTTCTTTCAATTATTTGACCTAATTTACTTGATCCATCTTTTTCTTTTCCTTCTACTAAATTTAAATCTATTGCTTTATCTAAAGTTATACGGCCTTCTGCTCTTTTTGTAAGGATTTGAGATAATGCAGAGTATAAATTATAACTTCCACCAGAACGTGAAGGATCTATTCTAATTCCACGCAAAGCGTCTTTATATACTTTATGAGCAATGGTTTCAAATTCCATTGGATTTTGTTTTCCACCAATAAGCTTTTCTTTATAGTTATCACTTTCTAGCAAATCAACCAATTGCATAAGAGCATTTCCCATTCTTCTTGAAGATTGAGTTCTATCTGCTCCTAGTGTTGCTCCTGCCTCTATCATTAATGAATTGGGATTCATATCATTATCAAGCATTAGCCTAATAATTCTTGCTATTTCTCCGCCCCTCATTCCTCTATCATTTTTCCTAGTTGCTTTATTTACTGCAGCAGGAAGGAGCAAAACATGTCCGCTAAGATTTGAGCTAATGTGAGATCTTTCTAAAGACTCTAGCATTTTAAGATCGCTAGCAGAAAGATTTGAATTCCTTCTTGCGGTTGCAAAGAAGTCTTCTATGTCTCCACCACCTTGTTTACGTTGAATTCTAGGAATTAGCCCACCAATCTTTCTAAGAATTATTCTTCCAGAATTTATGTCTTCAAGTGTTTGAAGATTATTTCCTTGATTTACAATTTCTGGATCAACCGCAAATTCTTCTGGGGTAAGCATTACTGGCTGCAATTTTCCGCCATCTTTCATAGGCCTTCCAACTCCAACTAACGAGCTAAGAAAATCAATATTATTTGCTGTAGCGTCTTTGTTTACAATAAACGTTCCCGCAGGAAGCATTCCAAATTGAGTATCTGTTGTATCGGAAGATGGGCCTGGGATAATTGGACCGTCATTAAGAGTGTAAGGAATAATACCTCCAGCCTGTCTTTTAATTGGCCTTGTTGTTGCTATATTGTATCCAGCACCAGATGTTCTTACTCTTAAACGATCTGCAATTCTTGTTAAGAAACTTCTTTTTTCTGTCTTATGGAAAAGCTCTTTCATATTTGTTTTACCAGTTATTGGATCTACTGCTGGCTGTGTAGATGTTGGAACCGTATATGGATCAAATGCAATTCCTCGGCCTGCCGCCAATGCTGATACATCTCTTGCCATTTCCTGTTCAATTAGAATGTTTAATTGTATGATTCTATCTCTAGCAGCAGCAATGCTCATTTTGCCAGCTTGAACTTGTGCTACAATTTCTGCAGATTTATTAGCAGCTTTTTGAGCTAACCTAGTTGTAATAGGAAGAATGTCGTCAAAAGTTCCCATAAAGTCTGATGTTAATGCTCCTGTATTATCAAGAGTATCTTGTAGTATTCTTAATTCATCTTTTGACTGCATTGCAAGAGTTGCCATCATGGCATGATTCTTTGCTACTTCGTCTGCTACAACTCCAGTTGAAACTGTAATTGGTGCTCTTCCTGTAGGGGTCTTTATGGTTCTTTGTACTGAAGTTAGTCCAGGAATTATTGGCATGTCCCCAGTTGCATATATCATTGGGTTTTCGCCAAGCAATGAATTTACGGGACCAGATGATTGAGTTACTCCAAATATTGTTCCTGGCTGATCTACTTTTCTAGGAACCATATGAGCAAAGGCTCTAGATTGATATGGTCCAGCTAATGGGTGTTTAGGATCTACCTCTCTTGGAATTCCGCTGCCGCCTACTATATAATTTCCAGAAACTGTACTTACTGCGCCAGTTCCTACCGCCGCCTTGTTTGCTGCAGCTCCAAGTGCTTCATACTGTGCTGTCAAATCAAGAATTGCTTTATGTAAAACTCCTGCTGCTTGAGCATCTGAGTAGAATGTTTTTTCTATTAATGTACCAGCATTGTTTGCCGCCATAATCTCTGGCGTTAATAACTTCCAGCCTTCTGCTCCTTTAAACAGCGCCTTGAAATGATATATACCCTTTACTATATATCCAAAAAAGTTTCCAAGAACACCAGTAAGCATAATTACTGGACCTACCACTGCAGTAAATGCGCCAGCCAATCCAAATATCTTTTTAATAGGCTCTGGTAAATCGTTTATAAAATTAATTATTCTATCTAGGGCATTTACAACCTTTGTTGCAATTCCCAAGAACTGCTCACCAGTTTTAGCTAAATCTGCTTTTAATGTTTCTATTGCTCTCTTATATTTACCTGAAGCTGATTCTGTTACTTGTGACAACTCTCGGCCAGCAATATCAGCCAACTCTTCGCTGCTTGCTTTCATTAAGTCTAATATCTGTAGGGTCTGGCTTCCTTGTTTTCCTAAGTTTGAAAACAATGCATTTAAACGAGCAAACTGGAATTTACCGAACAACTGTTCTAGTGCCTGTTGTTTTTGTAGAGGATCAAGTTTTTCTAATGCTGATTGTAAGGATAGAATTGTCTTTGTTAGATTACCAGCATTTTCTGTTACAATTCCCTTTAAATCAATTCCAAAACCTTCAAACATTGCTGTTGCAACTTTTGTTGGGTTAATTAAAGATGCAAGGGATGACTTAATTGCGTTAGCACCTTCTGCGGCGTTTACTCCACCTTCACGCATAGCTGTAAGATATAAAGCAAGATCTTGTACGCTTCCGCCCATACCTTTAACAACAGTACCAGCTCTAGGAATAGCTTCTACTAAATCATTAAGAGTTGTAGATGTTTGGTTTTCAACTGCGTTAAGGAAGTTAATTGAATTTGCAAGTTCGTCTGTATTTTGTTTAAATGTTGACTGAATGGCAAGTGTTGCCTTCATTGCTTCTTGTCTATCTACTTCACCAAGTACTGAAAGACGAGTTGTTTCTGAAATTGATGATAGTAATTCGTTTCCAGTTTTACCAGTTGCTGCAATATCAGCGGCAAGAGCAATTGTATCTTTAAAACTAACACCCATTGTATTAGACAATTGTCTTGCTGTCTCTGATACATCTTTTCTTACCCTAGCAAGGGTTTCTGCTGAGGCTCCGCCTAAATCTCCATAAACCTTAGTTAAACGAACTAACTGTTCATCTGCTGCTTTAAATGCATCTGCTGAAGCCTTACCAAAGGCTACAAGCGGTATTGTAAGTCCTACTGTCAGCTGACGACCAGCCCACTGAGTATTCTTACCCCAGTTAATAAGTTGTTGTGCCCCATCTTGAACAACTTTATTCATAATAGCTAACTCTTGACGAGTTAAGGATGTCTTATTTCTTATTTCATCTAAACCACGGGGAACATGCACTGCAAAGCGCATCATTCCTTCTGCATTTTTACCTAAAGGCTGAAGTACCGCATTCTGCATTTGTACTTGCTGTTTAGCAAGGTCTCTAATTAATCCGCCTGCGGTTCTGTTATGATCTTGCCATACTTTAAAGTATTGGCCAAGCTTCATCCTTCCTGAATCTAGACTCTTACCAAACTTTTCTACATCTGAAGAGATGGTTACGAAATGGGATGTGAACTGACCTGTACTGCGTAAAGTGTCACCGAACTGGGTATTGATTGCACGGATCTGGTTTGCAAGAGCTCTGTCTGTAGACTTGAGTCCTGCCTGCATACGACTAAGCGCTGCCGTTACTTTATTTAAATCTCCAATGAGATTAGAAAAGTCGGCATTAGCAACTATATTAGTTACAATTTGCTCGTCAGCCATTTATCTGTGTGTTACCCCTGCTCATATCCCAACCCCATTCCGATACCAAAGCCTGCTTGAGCGGCGAAAGGACCTTGTAGTGATACCACATCATCTCCTTTTGCTTTTATTCCCAAGGCTTTTCTTTGAACATCTTCAAAGGTAGGACCTTCGTTTTGTAGTTCGTCATCTAAGTTAATACCTTGAAGACCTGCTAGGAATTTTCTTTTTTCCTCTTCCGTCTTCTGCATTGCCTTAAACGTCTGGATTAGTTCTGGCATTGAGAGGTTATCTTCCAACTCCTCGTAATTTTTCCAATTACCAAGAAGGAATACCTCTCCAAGTAAAGCGGCTAAATCTAGTTCTGCCCAGCCAGAACCGCTGCCGCTAGAAGGTTTGGGTCGTCCATCTTAATTCCACCGCAGATTTCTAGAATGCGATTGATTGTTGGTACGTCCAAAGCATCTTCTAACTTGTCCTTATCTTTTACAAGATCAGGAAGTTGTTTCTCAAGTGCAACTGCACATGCTTCGATGAGAATTGTCAGAGTCTCATCCTCTGTTTTTGCGTCGGCAGTCTTTTGAATTGCCGCCATGAACTTACGAAGTTCTTTGATTGTTAATGGCTTTAGTTTAGCCTTATCTCCATTTTGGAGCTCTATTTCTTCTACGTCGTATACTTTAGTAGCCAATGTATCCTCCTTCGGATAGTTACAAACATTATAACAAAAGGGCATTATTAATACAAGCCTATAATAGCGAAAATCCCCCTATTTCTAGGGGGACCTCCGAATTAATTAAATTTAAATTTAATTAGAATACACGGTCAATGATCTTACCATATTCTTGACCTGCGTACTTGTCTTCAGGAAGAAGACGGAAAGTAACAGGGAATGTGGTAGGAGTATTACGTGCCAATGAGAACTGTGATTGCTGAACAGATAGAACACGACGTGCATAATAAACACGTTCGTTACGTGTGTAACCTTCTATTGCTGTGGAACCAGAATAATCTACTGCTGGTCCAACTGCACAGAGCTGACGCTCTACAGGGGACTGCAATAGAGCACCTGCAGCAAGGCCGAGGGCCTTAGTTGCTGTTGCGGTTGCTGGATCTGTTGATTGAAGTGTATTTGAAGAACTGATGGTATTGCTACCTGCAGTGTCTGGTTGTCCAAATACTACAACAAGGTTCTCAAGTGTACCTTCTGCCATTTCTGTCATCAACATAACTTCCATTGATTCTTTGAATAGTTTTGCGGTATCAAGAAGCTGATCTACTGTTACTGAACCGTATGATGGGTTGTATGTAATTTGAAGACCGTTGTTAGTAAAACCAACGTTTCTCCACTTAGATGCACCAGTTGTTCCATTCAGAGTATCGATATAAGATGTTCCTGTTGCGAAATCAACTTTCTCTTCTCCCTGTGTTGGATCAAGCTTTGACAAGCCTGCTGTAGACTTGCTGATAAAAAGCGGTGATGCACCAACAATGATGTTCTTGGCTGAATTGAATGATTCTCTTGCCATTTAAGTTTTAACCTCCTAATTTCGAAATTATTGGCTGGCTAGGCTCTTTCCTCTTGGTATAATTCTATTCTATAAAGGGTCAAAAGGCAAACTATATAAATCTACCTTTTCTGTCTGCGGCTCTGGAGTATTTAATCTCCAATATGATGTCTGTTGAGAACATTCCCTGCAATTCCTCCGAAGGGGAGGTTGGGGAAATGTCCGCTATGAATATGCTATAAAATTTGAATTTGTCGGATGTGACCGATGAGTAATTTACGTCTCTTGCCGTTTCGTCCATTCGTCTAAATTCGTCAGTCATAAAGTTTCTAATCTCATTTATGTCGGATACGCTTGGGGTATATATTGTAAATAATATCTGTTCACAGCATATAGCCCATAGATTCTCATATGACATTCCAACCTTGTCATAGACAATATGCTTTTTGCCATTTAGAAATTGATTCATTTCTGGGGCTTGCTGTACTGGAATGATAGGAACTATTGTCTCTGCTATATTCTCGCTATAGTAACTATCTGGATTAAATAGTCCTGCCGCCACCAATTTATCCCATAGATATTTACGAACCTCAATCATAGCATCTAATTTATAATTTACTGTCATGCTGTCACCGTCGCAAATGCTGATTCAACTGCATTGTCTGCCATTGCTCTTAATGTGTTTGGAGAAAAAGAATACTGAACTTTGCGTACATTTGCTGGAGTTCTTAAAGCCTTGGACATGGCGTTAGAAAACAATTGCTGAAATCCAGATCTTTTAATTGATTGACTTACAAGGTCGGTAGTAAAGAAATGTCTCTTTGCTGATTCAAATGATTGTTTTGCTGAAATCCCGCCAGGTTTTCTAACTGTTACAGATGCACCTTTTGGCATGTATACAGTATATCCACTAACATCAAATACTAATCTTTCTGCGCTTCTTGGTTTAATTACAACTGGCTGCCCCTGCTCCATAATAAATGCTTTGTTTGCAAATACGTGTCTATGCTTGCCCTTCTTGGTTGGGACCATGCTTGTAGACAATTTAAATTCTGAACCTATGCTAAAGGAGGTTCCTTGTGAGCTAACTATCTTAATTTTAAATAAGCGAGATGTTGGATTTCCAACCTTCTTCCACTCATAAACATGGTGCAAAGTCTTAGGATTCGCTCTTGCTTTTGCATCAATATACTCGCCAAAGTCTTTATCTATTTGATCAAATAAAGTTTTTGTAAACTTACTATTAAATGCTTTGCTTGTAGTTAATTTAGCAAGGACATGAGTCTTATAATAAATCATGGCCGAAACCTGTGCTACTGTGCTGTCTTGTAGATTGGCATACCTGTTTCCAGCCATAACTCTTTCAAGTCCGCTTGCTGCTTGTACCACTAATGCATTAGAGCTCAAGTCTTTGTACCTCCGACCTCTTTAGCGAAGAGTTGTATCCTATAATATCTCCAAACGGATCGGTGATTGGAGTAGTTCCCATAACTTCAAATACTGTGGGGGTCTCGTTAGGATAATCAAGTTCTTGCCATATTACTGTGCCGTCAGATGTTCTAATATTTGCAACCTTTTCTCTAAGGCTTAATTTGACATCTGTTCTTACTTGAATAATCTGATCATTTGTATATCGATTATTAAATATCTGTTTGTCGCTAGTTCTCGTTGTAGCAGAATTGCTAATTACGCCTTTGGCGTGGCAATCTAAAGTTTTGTAATACTGCCAATACTTTCTAATTGCGCCAGTTTCTTCATCTTGGGAATCGACCTGTCGGAAGACATCCATCTTCATAGATAGGACGGAATCGATTATGCTAAACATTATATCAATAACATACTGGATAGTGTGTACTCTGTCAAAAGCTTATCTGCATAAGCGCTTCCAGTTCCTTTATATGCTTCATCTGAATACTCAAAATCCCAGTCAAATGTAGATATATTCTTTAGATATCTGTCTGCCCACATTCTGTCTTTTGCAAAATAATGTCCCATTAACTGAATAGTTGCTTGCTCAACTTCGTCTGGAACTACACTCCAGCCAAATTTACCAACAATTTTATACCTAACATTCTTTTGAAATATATCTCCTAAATTTACATCAGATATTGATGGAGGAACCATTCCATTTGCCACATAGACGGTATTATCTACTAACGCTGCTCTATTTATTCTTATAGCAAAATTTGTTTCTGAAATTATTGGAGCCATACCCCAGTTGTTTATGTTTTCTATATTATCGACAAGAAGTGTATCATTTGCATAAATTTGATATATAGTATCAATTCTTGTTGGCAAAGTTAATATATCAGAGCCATCTCCATACGCAACAATCGTATCGTCAAATAAGAAAAACTCTTGTCCAGTAAAATCATCTACAAGTTTACGAGCATATTTTTCAGCCATTTGTAATTCATGATACGATTTATAATTAGGATCACTTGAGTCTGTGCTTATATTTAAACTTTCTATAGCTTCATTTAAATTGCAATAAGGCGTTACTACATTTACTGTAGTAAATTGAGCATGGCTGCTTGAATTTATATTGTATTTCCAATGAAGCTTTAGTGTTCTTGGTCTTACCGATATTGAGTAAGGAATATTTATGGAATACGATCCAGGATCGGTTTCTAATTTTTGAGCAACAAGATTTTGAGCAATTGGCACATCTGGATTTAACGCTGGGTCAACCAGTGGATCTAGGGTAATATCGTATATATCTACTAGAACTGATCCATCGATATCTACTACTTCCCCTCCATAAAATGTTTTAATCTTTATGGGGGTTGTGCTATTTACATAAACCTCTGCCATTTGTTAGGCTTAGTTATAGTACTCCTGAACTTCTGTTGGAGTTGCTAGTCTAAAGCCCTCCTCCTTATCAAAAATTTTCTGAGCGTCTTCTGAAGCCATGGCTACAAATGGATGCTCCTTTGTGAATGTAAAGCCACCGATATCATATCGATAATTTGCTCTAGTCATTCTAACAAGAACTGTGTTTTCTGGTTGCCCCGCCTTTGCATCAAATCTTGGTAATACTTCTTCTGCTTCTTCTGCGGAGTCTGCAATCTTATCTAGGGTGTTCTGGTATACGGACCAGGTAACTCCTTCATCTGCCAAGGCCGCAACAACATCTGCCTTTGTCTTTAATCCTTCTGTTTCGACTGCGAAATCTTCTGCAATCTTTCTTAGTTCTGATACCTTGAGTGTGTCAAATGACATATATATCTCCTTATTCTCGGTAAATCAATTATAGCATTAGTAAATTAAAATGAAAACCCCCCAAAAAATAAATTTTGGGGGTATTTTCTTGCAGACCTAAATCCTATTTAATTAGGAAGCGATCTTAACGTTCTTGACTACGACCCAAGCATCAGCTTGTTCGATTTGGACGCCAACACGAGTATACATTGTATACTCAATGGAGTCCTTACGTGGCCAGAAGAAACGATAGACGGTTACATCACGCTTGATACCAATAACAACGTTATTTGGGAATGTCAAGTGGACGTCACCATGTGAACCAGTTGCACCTGAATAGTCACCAGTCTGGGTTTCTGGAAGTAGCGGAACTTCAACAATCGGAATACCGAATGCGAAAGGCGCTACGAAACCTGCTGGGCCACCAAGGCCTGGCTGATCTCCACGGATAATGCTTGCGGCGATATCCTGTGGGTTAACATTTTGAATGTTTTGCGATGTGCTGTATAGGTAATCCTGAATCAAGTTTGAACCTGATAGGAAACGAAGATCGTTGCGACGTTGCTTGTACTTACGTGGCATAGCCTTAAGTGCTTTGTTGAAGATTTCACGGGAAATTTCATTTCCTCCACCATCAACTACACGGCCATTTGCCTTTGAAAGTTTGACAACACCATCGAATGCCTTATAAAGTGCATCTCCTGTATTTGCAGAATTTCCATTGAGGACTACGTCTTCAATGTCGTTACCTGCTTGTGTTGCCATCAAACGTGCAATATGATCCTCTAGATCAGCACCCTCAATATTGTCTTCTAGAGACTCAGTTGAGAGCTCCCAATCTAGACGGAGCTTCTTTGTTGTAAGAGAAATCTTGGAGAAGGTGACAGCTGCGTTTGCGGCAGTATAATCAGCTTCAGTGGCGAGTTTCATAAGTTTCTCACCCACGCCAATACGATCAATCTCAGTTACGTCAGCTCGCATGCGAACTGTACGTGCTACTTTACCAATTACGGTTGCATCGAACACATAATCTAGGAAGCGAGCAGATTGCTCTGGATTCAAAAGACCACCCTTACCCTCGTTTGCACGATGGATTCCTGTGTCTGAGAATGCAGAACCAACCATAGTCGTTGTTACGGTTGTGTTGGCTTCAACTGCTTTTGCTAATGTTTCATTGCTCATTTATTTTTCTACCCTCCTTTAGTTAAAAAGTTCGTTTACGGAACCAAGGAAAGAACCGTTCCATTTGGATTTTTTGAGTGTAACTTCCTGAGACCCGCCAAGGTCTGAGGACTTCTTAATTGCAGTCTCTGATTCAACTGCGTCGACACGCTTTTCGACATTGTCGATGGTGCCCTTTATATCTTCTACAGCCTTGCTTAGTACAGCATGCTGTTCTGCCAACTCTGAAATTCTGGTATCTACACTCTTGCTAAATGTCTCTACAGTTTCTTTAATATCTGAAACTTGAGCGGCATTAGCTTCGGATGCCTTATTTAGAGTATCTGAAAAAAAGCCTTTTAAGTCGCCAAGCATCTTTGCAAAATCAGGTTCATCAACCTCAACTTCTGATACGTCGGCTGCTTTTTCCAGAGTTTCGGCAGAAGCGTCTGCAGCAACTTCTGTTGCTTCAGCAGCAGGTGCTTCCTCTGCAGGAGCAGCGGCTGGTGTTTCTTCTACAGCAGCAGGAGTCTCTTCGACAGCTGCGGTTGTTTCTGTGTTTTCTGACACTTCATTACCTCCTTCTGCGTTTGCCTGTTTTGCAATTGTATTTGTATCAGGCAACGTATTTCTTGATTTCTTAAATGAATCAAGAATCTTATCGATTTCCTTTGACTTGTTTACGTCATTACTTTCAACCCATCCGATTAATGTTGCTAGCTTGCCAGAAACTGGAGATGTGTATGTTGCGTCGGTAGACATAAATACCGAGTCGCTATCTTCGCAATAAAAAATGTTCTCTGTTTTAACATCTGCAGCAATGCCCTTAAATACAAGATGACCATTCATTTTCTGAATGGATAGAATATTGCATAGTTCATTTGCTGGTGAATCGACTACTGATAACTCCATGAGAGCGTAGTCTTTAATAAATCTTACTGTTTGTCCTGTTGCTTTATTTACTTCGTTATCGGACTCTATAATCTTTCCGCCAATTGAAAAACCTTGTAGTGTGCCGTCAAGAATCTTTTCCCATGTATCTTGTGCACCTTTTGAAATATATGCGTCTACATAAACGCCATTATAAAATTCGCCATTCTTTGGATCATAAAAGGATTCTGGCTTGAATGAGATCATCTTGCCTACAGCATTTGGTCCATGCATTTCACGAATGTTTCCACGGAAAGATTCGAATGCTTTCACGCTTGCTTCTTGCGTAACAACGTCGCCTGTTTGATCTAGATTGTCTAGTGTTGCAAATCCAGATACGGTACGCTTTTCACGGTTAACCTTAGTAAAAGGTACAGACAGGGTAATGTCATTTCCGTTAGAAGACCATAGAGATTTCTCAATATTCATATGCTCAATTATATTTATTTATACGTAAAAAGGCAAATAATCAGTTGAGTAGGACTACTCAACTTGTCTGCCGTCGCCTTTTGCGTTTCTGCCTTCTCCTGAAATATCTGGCTGGGTATTTTGTCTTTCTTGGGACCTGGCTCTGGTATTTCCAGCATTTGCCCTAATATCCGCCTGTTGCTGTGGCTTTAATTGCACAACTTCGTCTCCACCATCTAGAGGAACCATACCCTTACGAATACGTACTTCATTTGGAGTAATTACTTGCATTCTTAAATATCTTTCGTCAATCTTAGACTGAGTATCTTCGTCTGTCAAGGTCAATTCGTTGAATTTAATTTGCAGGGCATCTGTCTTTTCTGCAAATATTCTATTTAATTTCTTTTCTAAATTTATTTGAGCTGGACGACATACCTGCTCCTTAAATGTCTTGTCGGCATCTCTGGCTACCGCCAAATTAACTCCTTCAGGAGTTCCGATCTTATTTATTGGAGTTCTATGTGAAAGCAAAATTTCATCACGGTTCATCTTGCGATATGTATTAAATGAAGACTCTTGTGGGTTAGCCTCAATCGGCTCCATCTTAAATTCAGTTTTGGAATCTGCGCTATCTGGTGGTAGCGGGATATATAGGGACCTATGATTCTTACCCTTTAGCCCGACCTGGAAAAATTCAAGTAGCTTACGCTCTGACTCTGTAGACAGCTTTGCTCCCTTAACTGTAATAATATATCTAGGAACTGCCTTGTTTTCAAAATAATCTAAGTTATATTTACCAGCAAACTCATTTCCTGCCATAGCATTAGATGCTGCCACAATGTCTGGAAGGCCGTAGTAATTATTCATTGGAGTGTATTTCTTCAAATGAATAACTTCGTTTGGTCTATCACTTCCGCCTGCAATTGGGTTTGGCATTTCTGTGTCGCCAAAGTTTCTAAAGAAGACTACCTTGCCATAAAGCAATTGAACATAGCCATCACGCATGCGTCTTACACGCATTGTCTTTGCAGGAATATGTCCGATATATCCGATATTTCCGCTTGTAGTTCTTGCTATTTCTAAATAACCGTTACCAGTAGTTTCAAGATCTGTGTAGGCTTTAATCAATGTTTCTGTAAATGTGTCTTCTTGATTTGTTTCGTCTAACCACTCTTGCAAATCTTGACGAAGTTTATTAAGCTTTCTACGTGCCCGCTCCAATTGCTTGTCATCATTAATTGAATCTAGGGCATCATTTGTTTTCTTTGTTTCAACAAAAGAATATCCAAGGCCAACAATATTTGCAACCTTAGCATTAATTGCTGCATAGTTATATGGAGATAATTCGTATATTCTAGATAGGTAATCTAAGTTATATGGAGGTTCGATAAGATCAAACATGGCATATCCAGTTACCGCCTGCGCCAACAGAATCTGTTGTGTTTCTACTCCATCTTGACCGCTAAATCTTTTTTCAAGAGTTCTGTGCATTTTACGACGAAGTGCTGGGCTAACCCCACTGACTTTAAGAAGGTCGTCTCCTTCAACAGTAAATGGATCTAAAGATTTGATTTCTTTTACAGAAGGCAAAGTCCAATCTGCATAGTTAGAAATACCTACATCTTGAGAATCGTCATCTTCCAGGTGTTCCATTTTGTCCCCCAAATTTCTTCATCTCATCCTTATAGTTTCCGACATCTAAAGGATCTGGCACTAGGCCCCACTCTAATCTTTGTTTCTGATGTTCGAACTCTTCGTCATCAATCTTACGCCGCCCTGACAAGAATTTTGGCTGCCCCTCGTATATACCGAATGAGCGAACCTCTTTAGCAAGAGCGTCAATTTTAGACTTATTTCCTTTTGTGGATGTAATAGATAGGAAGTTTCCGTCATCATCACCTATCCATCTGCCGTCTGGCATTTCCCAGACATATATTCCTAGGCGGGTCTCTTCGTCTAAAGTCTTTGCCCTAATATTGTTCATTGTGTTTATTTTACCACCATAAGATGTTTAAGTCCAGCTTTTTGTCAACCTATTTGACAAAATTATGAGTTTTCGACCACGGTCCAGTCAATATTATAATATTCAGCAGATGATTCTGTCATTGAGAATGACCCAGCGTTTACTAAAACCGCATTATTGCCAATATATAAATTATAATGTTCTAAGGCTTTTGATTGAAGCAAGATAGATTCAAATAGGGCTATGTTTTGATATCTGGCTGGAACTGAGCCTGCGGATGTGTGGTTAAATTTAATTGGGTCTGTTATTGTAGATGTAAGGCCTATTACTACATGGTAGGTTTCTCCCGCCTCAAATAATTGAGATACATTTGTAGCGGTAGTTTTGTCTACCCCATTTACATATATCCAGTTAATTCCAGATGAGGATAAAATCCCAGATCCGTTCCAAGTATACGAGGCTGGGCCTGTAAATAACCCGCCTGCTGTTAATGCCGATGGCGTATAAAAGAATTCAAGGGCTCTGACGCCTGATACAGGCGTTATGTAGAAGCCAGACCCAGAGAAGGTCCTAACTCCGTTTCTACCGTCTCTAATCAGGGCTGGAAATATACTATTGCCTATTGTAGCGTCATAGCTAGAAACGCCAGACAGCCCTTCAAGGGTAGAAAAATATTCAGCAGAATTTGTAGCATATTCTTGGTGGTTATTATAAATCTTTATAATTAAATATTCTAATTTAGGCAAATATCTGCTTGCGTCGGTAGAGGTAAAAATAAACTTTAAATATAAATTTCTTGTTGAGCTAAATGAAGATAAAGAATAACCTGGGATAACTCCACCATTTGTACACTGAGTATAATTAGTTCCATCTAGGCTGGAATAAACGGATACCCCGTTATCTCCAGACCATTCAATTTTAGATGAATCCATATTGTCTGTCGATGGGATCATTACATAATCGTAAACTTCTACTGTTTTGCCTACCGCCGTATCTGTTTTAGTCATATACAAATTATTCAAAACGGTATCATGAGCTACCCCATCTACCGTTAAGAATGACCAGTTTTTATTTGCTGGGTATGAGAATTGGAATGTGGAGCTTGCATTTGTATCTTGTAATTCAAATAGTCTTCCACTTTCTACCGCCACTATTTGTATGGGCGGAACTCCAATTGCTTCAGACATGTGGTTTTGAAGTTCTGGTGCGCTTAGGGCATATCTGTAAACCGCAATACCGTTAGTTAAAAAATATTCCCCAGAATCTGTAGGGCCAGATTGTAAATTTACTGCTGTATTTGTAAATGAAAATGCGTTTAATTCTTTATAAGACTTTAGGTCTCCGTCTATATATAGATTCATATAAGATCCAGTATAGGTTGCCGCCACATAAAAAGATCTATCAAGATAAGGCAATGTATATTCAATTATTTCATTTTGTAGTTTGAATACAATATTTCCCTTTTGATAATACAAGCCTATCCCGTTTATAGGGTCGGCAAGAAGTGGTATTAAACCAGTGCTTGTTATCTTTGGTCTAACCCATAATGATAATGTGAAGTCATTGTCGGAATTGTAGACGGTACCAAAAGCACTACCATTTACCAGTGTGCCTTGATAATCATTTACAATACCCAAAATAATATAACTGTCTACGTCTACCTTCATTCCATAGGTTTCTCCAGGAATGATAGGCATTAAATTAGTCTGTATGTCTCCAAGGTATGATGCATCATTTGCACATGGAGACTCATCGATAATTGCACTGCCAACTAAACTTGAATATTCCTCTGGACCTGCCGCTATTAAGTCTGCGTAGTCATCATAATTATCTAGCAGAGCCTGATATGTAGCAACTCCTGTAGCTGTAACGCTATTAGCTCTTAAATATGTTATTGGATAGTTTGCAATAACTGTATCTCTATATGACATTTTTACCTATGTATTTTTTAACTGATTTACTTCTTCTTGTAAAGATTGTACTTGAGAAGATAGTTCTTGTACCGCCTTAATTAATGGAGCTATAAATTCTCCATATCTTAATCCTTGTTCAGAATTTGGATTCAAGGGATCCATTAAGATCCAGCCAGCAAAGTCCTTATCGGTATTATTATCTACAGCTTGTTTTACCTCTTGAGAAACTAATCCATAATGATATCTAATCCCTGGCTCTGCAATAAAGGTTGGATTGCCGTTTTCATCTAACACTCTATTTCCATTTTCATCAACAACTTCTTTGTTTTGACCTACAATAAACCTATAAGATACTGGATTTAAATCATTTATGAAAGCTAGTCCAAGATCTGAGTTTACAATATCCTTTTTTTCTCTTTGATCCGAAGTATTAATTGTAGAAACACGGTTATAAATATTATTCCATTTATAAGTAGAAGATCCTAAATTGTATGAAGTATCTGAGTAGGGGAACCAGTTTCCGCAACCTGAAGTTGCCGCAGAACCCATAGCAGTAAATCCAGCTAGTGTTGCTGATTCTAATGTCGGTGAATAAATAGGATTAGGAATGGTTCCTGCTGGGCCTTGCGGGCCTTGCGGGCCTTGTGATCCTGCTGGGCCTTGTGGGCCTTGCGAGCCTTGCGGGCCTTGTGCTCCATTTGATCCTGCTGCTCCAGTTGCACCTTGAATTCCTTGCGGGCCTTGTGATCCAGTTGATCCTGCTGGGCCTTGTGGGCCTTGCGGGCCTTGCGGGCCTTGTGCTCCAGTAAATCCCGTAGGTCCTGTAGGACCAGCAACCGTGCTGTTTGCGCCTGTTGCGCCAGTAGCACCAGTAGGTCCTGTAGGTCCCGTAGGTCCTGTAGGACCAGCAACCGTGCTGTCTGCGCCTGTTGCGCCAGTAGCACCAGTAGGTCCTGTAGGTCCTGTAGGTCCTGTAGGTCCAGCAACCGTGCTGTTTGCGCCTGTTGCGCCTGTTGCGCCAGTAGGTCCTGTAGGTCCTGTAGGTCCTAGGCTTGAAACTGTGATGGATCCAGCCATTGATGAATGATATTGACATGCATAATAAAGTTGAGGGGCATCAAAAGGAACTTCAAAAATAATTGTTCCATTATCTGTTCCTCCGTTTGTTATTCCAGTAGTATAAATATTTCCAGAACTATAAGCTCCAGGAACTGTCTGAATCCAGAATGGATGTCCTGATGCACTTACATTGATTACATAACGATGACCTCTAATAAAAGATAATGTTGGATTATTTGATCCATTAATAACATATGAACCAGAACCAGAATTAGTTACCGTTAAGGTTATACCGCCAGATAAACCTGTAGATCCTGTTGCACCTGTAAGGCCAGTTGAGCCTGTAGGTCCTGTTGCTCCAGTAAGGCCAGTTGGGCCTGTAGGACCAGCAACCGTGCTGTCTGCGCCTGTTGGACCAATTACGCCAGTTGGGCCTTGTGAACCAGTTGGCCCTGTTGCTCCAGTTGGTCCTGTAGGACCTGTTGTGCCTGTTGCACCAGTTGATCCAGTAGGACCTGCTACTGTGCTGTCTGCACCAGTAGCGCCAGTTGGTCCTGTAGGACCTGTTGGGCCTGTTGCACCTGCAATACCTGCAGCGCCTGCAGGACCTTGAATTGTTCCAACATTGTCCCACTCTGAGTTAACATTATCCCAAACATAAAGATCTCCGCTAATTAAATATGCGTCTCCAGAATTTCCTGTAGGATGTGCTGATTGTAATGCTGCTAACGATGCATAAGAACCAAGAATTGTAACGCCAGTACCTTGTGCTCCTGTACTTCCCGTCGCTCCTGTTGCACCTGTTGCACCCGTAGGACCTACTACTGTGCTGTCTGCGCCAGTAGCGCCCGTTGCGCCAGTAGCGCCCGTTGCACCCGTAGCACCAGTTGAACCAGTAGCACCAGTAGAACCTGTGGCTCCTGTAGTACCTGTGGTACCAGTGGTACCTGTTGCGCCTGTTGCACCTGTTGCGCCTGTTGCACCTGTTGCGCCTGTTGGTCCAGGATGTAAATCTATGTAGTCAGAAATATCTGCGGCCAAAAACGAAAGGTCTTTGGGAACATCTGGTTGATCTGTATAAGCTGGGAATCTCCAGTTCTTATTATTTGGCGTTGTTGGCATTCTTAAATTATACCATTCTGAGGGTTATGAGATTGTTTGTAAAACTCTAAATTAGCCTTCAGCCTTTCATCATTTGGGCTATACTCTATAGCCTTTTCTCCGTACTCCACCGCCTTTTCGTACATGCCTAGATTGTAGCATGATAGCGCTGCAAGGTCATATGGCATATCCGACCAAGCGTATTCTTCTGTAAAATAGTTAAGAGTCTTTTCTTTAATAGATAATGTTTTCTCGGCGGCATCTAAACAGTTAACCCAATCTCTTTCCATATAATAATGTTCTGCAAGATCAACAATTGCATCTCTAGATTCTGGGTTTTCTTCGTATGCCTTTTTTAACCATTCTTCTCTTTTGCTAGCGTCACATTTAGCAATATATCTCATAGCATAGGCTCTTTCTGGTTTCCAGTCCGCCGTCGGCAAATTAAGATATCGCTCAAACTCTTTTATAGACTCTTCATTTTTTTTATAAAAATATAATTCTCTGGCATAGTAGTATGCCATTCTTTCATCTTGTGGAGATTCTTGTGTTGCCATTTGAAGCATTGGCAAATATTGACCTCTTGTTTTATTGTTATCTGGCATGTGGATTATGTCTACGTTTAAATCATACCTTGCCTCAATACCATTTGGCATATATGATACGCATGCCTCATGTACTGGATATTTCCAGCGATAGCCCTTACGTGCATGTGCACGTATAGACTTAAATTTCATTCCTGGATTTCCGTCTTTGTTTATATGTGTTATTTGTCTCACCATTGGTCTAGTTGTATTAAATGGCATAGACTCAAATTCTTTTCTCCACCCGTCCGATAATATTTCATCCATGTCTACTGATATACAATAATCTATGTCGGCGGGAATCAAAGCAAGCGCAGCATTTCTAGCATCATCAAATCTAAATGGATCTACAGATATAGCAAAAACATTTATCCCTAAATCTTTTGCTAATTGAATAGTATTATCGGTAGAGCCAGTATCTACAATTAGTAAATAATCTGCATCTTTAGCAGAGTTATACCAGCGTTCTACAAATTGCTCTTCATTCTTGGCAATTGTATATACTGCTATTTTCATTCTCTAGGACTTCTTGCTCCGTCTGGACGAACATCCCATGTTTCATAATGTTCTTTCCAGGTATCCGTTCCATAAAAATCCATTTGACTGGAGATAAAGTCGTCTCCTTCTGGTAGCCGCTTTTGTGTTCTTGTTCCAGATATTCCAAACCATCTTACAAGGGCGGAACCGCAAGTATCACACTTATATCCTGGATCATTTTCAGTTATACTTCTAAAATGAGTATATTGCACATTGCATTCTTTACATTCATACTGATATGAAGGCATTATAACTCTTTTCTACTATGATTTAATTATACCAATTTTAAATGCTAAAGGCTAGATTGTAATTGTTCCTGTTCCAGCTGTAAATCTATAAACTCTGTATCCTGAACGTGTTGGCAGATCGTATGTTAATCCAGCAGAAATTGTAGCAGCTGGGAATGTATTTGGATATGCAATAATTACAACACCACCTGCTCCATTTCCACCTTTTGAAAATACGCTAGTATCGTTTGCGCCTGAGCCAGCACCACCGCCACCGCTTCCATATGAAGTAGACGAAGCATTTGATCCAGTAGAGTTTGCTTGCTTGGGTCCGCCATTTCCTCCAACTCCAGAGCCACCAGAACCACTCCATGAATATCCGCCTTGAGAGCTACTACCTTTTCCTCCTCCTCCACCTGCAGCATAAACAACAGATGTTCCAGTTATGCTAGAAGTATAGCCTGCGCCTCCTTGAGAACCTTGTCCTCCAGATGTTCCAGCTGCAGTTGCTCCACCTCCGCCACCGCCATCTCCATCACCTGATACATAATATCCTCCCGCATTTCCTTGTCCAGCAGTATTAGTTCCTGCATTAGCAAATGCTCCTCCTCCATCTGGTCTTACTCCTCCGCCTCCTGAGCCTCCAGAACTAGCAGTATAAGCATTTCCACTTACGCTAGAGTTTCCTGCTCCACCTCTACCCCCTCCAATTGCAGTAAGTGCTTCAAAAGTGGAGTTGCCTCCGTTAGAAGCAAACCCTCCGCTTGTATTAGATGTTGCAGTAGAAACTCCAGCTGCACCTACAATTATTGAAGCTGCATTGAGGAATGAGGTAGCTGATCCTGAATAAAGGTATCCTCCTGCACCTCCTCCTGCACCTGCAGCGTTATACCCACCTCCTTGAAAATAATCACCGCCAGCACCGCCGCCGCCTACTATTAAATATTCTATAGGGAAAACTACCCTTGAAAGAATACTAAATGTTCTTGGAACTGTATTAATTCCGTCAGAGGCATTAATTGTAAATGTATATGTTGTATTTACTGAAATATCTGGCAATGTTCCAGAAACAACTCCAGACGAAGAATTTAAAGTAATTCCTGTTGGTAAAGATGATCCTGAAGCAAGTGAATATGTAACAGTTTGTCCATCTGTTGCTAAAAGTGTCACAGATATAGAACTTTGTTCAGCAAATTCTCCTAGGCTTCCAGCTGCAGTTACCCATGTGGGAGCCGCATTAGATGCTATACTAAATGTTCTTGGCACAACTGGATTTGCTCCGTCAGATGCATTAATTGTAAATGTATAAGTTGTATCAGACGCTATATCTGGTAGAGTTCCAGATATTGTTCCTGTTGTTGAATTTAATGTTAGTCCAGATGGCAATGATGAGCCAGAAGCCAATGAGTATGTAATAGTAGAATCATCTGTAGCGATAGCAGAAACAGAAATGCTTACATTCTCTCCAAATGTTCCAAGAGATCCAGCAGATGTTTGCCAAACTGGTGTATTGTTTACATATACTGCATCTGGCAAAAGACCGAAAAGATTTGATGTATTTGTTACTTTAATGTCATATGGTTCGTTGGCTGCTACAAGTCCTGAAAATACAGCTGAAACAGAAACAATAGAGTTTACTGTTGTTGAATTAGCAGTTATCTCAACACCATTTGTTCCAATAACAGAAGCTATTGCTCCAGATGTAAAATTTGTTCCTGTGATTTCTAATGTGGCAGATCCAACAGATTCAAGATAACTACCAGATACAGATACTACTCCAGGGGTTTCTGAAACAATATTCTGCCATCCTGTAGATGTATAAAGCTCTAAACGTTTTTCTTCACCATTTGAATACAACTTTCCAATACCAGGATTTGCGGGACGACCAGCATTATTACCATATGGAATTCCTCCACCAGTAATATCTGAAAATTTAATTGTCATCCTAGTCTCCATCCAAGAGTCGAACCAGTATATATTAATACCGCCGCTGATTTATCTACGTCAATTATAGCATCTTCTGTTAATCCGTTAATCTTGTTGCCGTTTCTTAATATTGTAATGTTATTTGTTGCCGCCGTCCCAGATGCATCAAATATTTGAATTTCATCGCCCACCGATGGAGAGGCGGGAAGAGTCAAAGTTCTTGCAGCCGATGTATCTACAAAATACTTAGAATCAGAAGACAACGACGTATTAGAAGAAATAGTAAACGAAGTTAATCCGCCTCCACTTGCAGATATAGGACTTCCATTTACTGTAATTGCAGTAGCATCAAATGCTCCTGTTGAAGTAATTTTGGC